GGGAATCGATTCCTCTACCGGTACGGAGCGCTCCGTAAGTTTCTCCACCAATCTGGGGTACGGTTCCTGTTGAAATACGAGCATTTCTTTCCAATCTGTCGATCGCAATGTTTGTACTCGGATCAGGTGTTGATCTTAATTCGCCAATAGATTCTGCATCGAGGAGTACATTCACCTCGCCTTCACGACCGTCCTTCCATTCACCTCCGACGATCATGGGTACCTGACCCGATCGTCCTATTATATACCTGTCAGGGAAGATTGCTTTTTCTTGTGCAAGTATTTCCAATGCCATCATTTTTGACATAAGATCCACGATCCCTACAACATTGGAAACAGAAGAAGCTATTTTATCTAAAGTAATACGACCCGGAGTTATGACACACGGCATACCAGATTTGTTAGGCGCACGAGAAAGCTCTATTTGTGTACTGTGATATGGGTATGTTTGATTGTAATGATTATATCTTGGCCCCATAATCCCTATAACAATATGGTCACTATCTAGCCACTCGCATACATCCCACAATTCTTGACGGGCATTATCATCTGAAGCAACAGGTCCACCATTTTCTTGTCTAGCGGCAGGATAATGAGCGCGTAACCAATCGCCTGATTTGCCATAAATAAACCCGCAGTTACGAGGTGGATCTACATCTTCATATGCTTTAGGTTCCGGGTATACACCAAGAGGATCCCGAACATCAATACGCGGTAAACCTTTTTCAAAATCTGGAGTTACCACTAAACACGATGTGGCATAACCAGCTAAATGTCTATAAGCTCGACGTATTTTAACTTTATATTTTGATGAATACCAAGTCGCCGCTAATGCCCGTCTACGAATATCAGCATACTCCCGTGATCTAACTCCTCTTTCTTTAGAAGGATCAATAGCAGGACATCCAATGAAAGGCATAACTGATGAGGCTCGTTGAGCTACAGCATCAATATTCTCTGCTATAAGCGCAGGGGTTAGCGGCGGTAAAACAGGTTCTTCATCCATAGTAGGAAGCGGTATAACATAATCACCGTTATATCTTTCTTTGACATCAAGCATTCTTTCCAATAACGGGCTTTGAGCTTCTTGCCTTTGTCTTATAATCCCTACTATTTCATCAAAGGTATACATTAAAAAACCTTACTTTTGGACATACCTGTCTTCCAAGGTAGTCCCTTAAAGCTGAATTGTGAAGAGTCAACACTATATGATTGTTTCCTTTGTCTCCATAGTATCCATATGAACCATAGTGCCATCACTTGATCCTGTCTTAGTTTAGTGCCTCGTTTTAATGGTCGCCATGCTTTCAACTGTCTTATTAGTTCGTCAGATTGGTGGCGTGTGGATGGATCATCTGCATAAGGGATGTCAATTTCACCACGCATAAACGACAAAGCCATAGAAGGAACACCAATAGTTTCATCATATTTATTCACACCAGTTAAATGTTCTCTTACACGGAATCCATATCGTTCAGTCATTTCTATAAGACGCTCATCACGAGATAAACCTTTCTGGAATACCATCGCTTCAATCACAACATCCGATACAGTCGCACCATTCTGCCCACATCTAAGTACTGCTTCTTCAACAATACCGAGTATCTGCTCATTACGTGTAAGACCGACATCTTCTCTAACGAAAAGAATCTTCAACTTATCCTCATGTGGAGTAGCCGCTATCACACAGTTATTGGAACCCAAAGCAGGGTCTAACCCAATGTAAACAGTGCAATTCTTTGGTGGGTGATGATTCACCGAACGTAAAGGATTCAAACATTTCTGTATAGATTCCTCATCGAACGTAGCTTCAGCAGAAGAACTTGGCTGTTGCATATAGTTACGCGACCATGCTTCTTCCCCAACTTTACGTTTAATCCTGTCAAGAGCATCCATAGAAAACATTTCAGGCCACAACGGTTCTGGCTCGCCCTCATCATTAGTAACGATTGCAGGGAATCTAATCACAGAAAGAATATCTGGATCTATTTCATTCATTACCCTTTCATAAAAATCGTCTTCACCCACACGAGTACCATTAATACTCGTTCGCCCATTCTCACCCGGACGAGTTAACCAGTCCTGACGGAAAATCTCGAACATCTGTTCGGTAAGATTTAAAGAAACACGAGACTGAATATCATCAATATGCAAATGGTCAGTACGTGTACCAGCAATCTTCGATCTCCAACCTAAAGAAACCATCGAATAATCACGCTCATCGTGACTAGCCTTTTTAAACACGTTAAAATAATCAGCACCCCAAGCTTGAGCAGTTTTACGACCACTCTGGTTTTGAGGTACGAAAGGTCCATATTTGGCTACATATTTAGGGAAAGGTCCATGAGGTTCCATCCGGCTACGTATACGCCCAAGAATTTTGCGCGCCATGTCTTGGCCCTCAGATCCGACAGTGATCCTGAATTCGGGGTTGGTCGCCAGTTTGTAGCAGAAGTAGTCCTCGGCGAGCGTTGTTTTGCCGTGTTCTGGAGGCCAAAGGATGAGGGTGATGTTTCCGGGTGGTGTGTTTTCATACGCTTCAATGGCTTTGATATGGAACCACGGGGACATGTGGCCGAAATAGTGACTTCTGAAACTTTGAAAAGTGCCGTCCCACTTCTCCATGCCGCCGTCAGCGAGCGCTTTGCTCCTGATAGCGTCCGCTTTCTCAGCGAAGTCAGGTATGCGTTGTCTCCACTTATCATAAGCGGATCGTGTGACACCAGCGACAGTACACGCCTTAGAGATAGTTCCATGCTCCGCGAGTCCTTCAAGGAACAATTCACGAGTCTTCTGTCCCCTGACTTTGCTGACGTTGCCGCCATGCTGTTCATGCGAAGTATTAGTCATGGTCCCTCTTGGGTTAAGCGTGATCGAAGATTGACTTCGTTACCTCTAACTCAACAGTTTCGGCGGCAATGATACCTTCACTACCAACAAACCTTATTGTGTGAACCCCTATCTGATCTAATGTGAAATCTTTATAATACACACCTGCACCAGATCGTGTCATACCACCTGACCCCGTGTAAGAAGTGTTAGTCCCATCAGGTTTATTCCAAGTGATAGTCACATCATCTTCATTATCTGTTGGATCGTCAGCACTACCACCAGTTGTAAACGTGGCAGTTACGCGCACTTGGTCATTTTTATCGTATGTTGCCATTAAACACCTACTGTAATCGAAACGTCATCTACTAACGATGATACAAGAGTAACATTCGTTGGCAAAGAAATTGCCAAAGTTACATGAGGATTCGGTCTATCCGCGCCAATAACACAAGCAAGTGACGCTACCCCACCAAATGGGCCAGCACTAATCAAGTGAGCATGTGTTAACGCTCCCTCTATTGAACCACTCCCAGAAAGATTAACTTCTATAGGCCGCTCTCTAACAATGTCCGCTGAAACAGTCGAAGTTGTAGTAAGAGCAGACGCTATAGAAGCCTCTTCGATAATGACTGTAACCTTCGACGTTGTTGAAGACAAAGAAGAAGTAATAAAATTAGTCATATTCAAAGCTGTGCTTACAGAAGCAGAACTTGAAATCGCTGAAGCGATAGAAGCTTCTTCTACGATAACGGCTGTTATCGAAGCTGAAGAAGAAATCGCCGCCGCTATACCTGTAGTAGCAGTAATCTCTGCCGCTACTGAAGCGGCGCTAGATATAGCTGAAGCTATTGATGCTTCCTCTACTATTTCTGCTGTTATAGAAGCTGAACTGGAAAGAGAAGCAGTAAGAGTAGGTTGAGTCCCTCCATCATAGTTGAGGGTTGTGACACGATAGTCTACACCTGCGGCTCTGTATATAGTCATGCCTTAAAAAATATCATCTATTGGGAGTTTTCTCCATCCATCTTTCCACATCTTCTATTGTCACACCTATAGAATCAAAATTGATTTTCACAGAATGCACTGGCCAACCAAATAATGCTTCTACACTAGGGTGTAAATCTTCTTCTTTTAAAACAGATCGGATTGTTCTTAATCTGTTTAGAGGTAAATTAGCCATTGTTTCTTCAGCTATTTCACTTGCGTATTTCCAAAAATCTGTTTTATGCACTGACCCGTTTAAATAGTGCATGTTAATTAACGCTTCGACATCGACTAGCATTTCAGAATAATAAATTCCAAATAATATTTGATCTTCAGGATTATGCCAATGCTCGTAAGCTAACTTATTTATTCTGTCAACACACCCAAGCGATGTTGCTTCAAGTGGTTCAAACAAATGAGAAGCGTTACCGTTTCGTATAATCCTTTCCCCGTCTTGTTTACCTGTGTAATAACTAGGAATCCACATTGACCTATGCGGAGATCCTTCGCCTACTACTTCAAGCATCTCTTCCAAGATTTCTTCTTCAGTAGCGAACTTATCGTTATATACATACCCGTATGACATTCTGTGCTGTAAAGGAATCCCAAACATCCAACCATTTTTCATAGCTTTAGCTAAAGTTGTTGTATCTAATGTGTGTTCTCTGTCAACTATCACAGCAGAATTAATAGGTGCTTCTAACGGTATCCTAAGATTTTCGTTTTCCCATCCCCACCCCCGACAATCCATAACATAATCACCGTCTACAGTTTCTATGTTATCAATATGATCTTCTGTGAAAGTAACATTAGTTAATCTTGTTTCAATCCAGTTGCGCATTTTTGATGAATCAAAATGCAACGCATACGCACCTAATTTAAATGGATGCAGAAAATTTTCTTTTCCCCATCCTTCATAATAGATGCCGTGTTTTTGTGTCGCCCCAACTTCAAACATGTCTTTAAGACCAAACCCTAAATTAACTTGAAGTATCTCAGGGAAAGAAAGAAGCGAACCTTCCCCTACAGTAACAGGTGGGATTTCAGGATCACCTATAACTTCTATCTCATAATCAGACCATCTCTGAAAATGTGCCGCAGACAGTAACCCTGCCATTCCTCGACCAACTACTGTTAACTTCATTCTTCTAAAAATCCGTAGAAAGCATTCAATAAATACCGTGTGTCAGGTGACGGTAACCCTCTATGAGTGTACCCCCAAAAAGCAGGGAAAATAATAGCCCTACCAGCTACAGGTTTAACTTTAAGTTTCTGATGTTTAAATTCCATCTCACCATCTTGGACAGTATTCATAAACATGCATAATGTGAAATGCCTATATATAAGATTAGGCCACCCTGCATCAGAGTGAAACGCATGATACGCCTGATCCGGCTGGTATCGTAACAATGCGTATCCTTCTCTAAGACCGAATGTTGGAACTTGCCCAGCGGCAGGAATACTCTCACAGTAATGATCCACGCATTCCTGCATAAATTTGAGAACGGGTTCATGTTCAACAGGTGGAGCTTCAGCTAAAAAATTTAAAGAATCCGAATCTCTTGAATAAGTATCAACCCCTGACACTGTTTGTGATTTAGACCAGCGTTTAGAAAGTTCGCTTCCTTCAATAATTGTTTTACAAACAGATGGATCTTCTATCTGATATTGCGATATGAAAGGGTCTAACCATGATACGTGCAATTTAAAACTACCCTCGTGCCATCTTCCGGTGTTTCAGCGGCATGTAAGTACGAGCCATCAAAAGTAACAATCCTGTCTTCTTTAGGTTCTGTGAAATGTTCCTTACCTTCAATCTCTACAATAGTACGCCCACCAACAAAACTGGTTAAATAAACTAATAATACTTTATGGGGAAGATCGTAATGATCCACATGCATAGGAGTTTTTTTAACAGTTTGAGGATGAACTAAATTAAAGTTAGCCCTATAAATACATCTAACATCTATTTCATTAACTTCAAATATTTCTTTTAAAACTTGATGAGTTAGATCAAAATATGTGGAACTAACAGTTGGAATAAGCGAATAATCTAATGGTCTGCTGATTATTGTATGCGAAAAAAACCATGAATCTTTCGACTTATTAGGCGTGTCCTTAATAGTTTCGTCATAAAACAACCAAGGGAAATGATTACTTAAAACTTGTTCTTTAAGTCCAAAGTAATTATCTGTAAAAGGGTTTTTAAGATTTTCAACCACTACACAGGGTTTATGCCAGCACCCGGATAACCAGCTACAGTTTCAGCACTTTGTTTTTCATGCAATGCGAGTCTTTCTGTTTCAGATTCTTTTTCTTCATCAGTGAGCGCATCCCAAGCTTCTTGCCCACCTTTTTCCTCTTTTTCTGCATCAGAAGGTCCGCTGGCTTTTTTAGCGTTATATGCGTCTTCGCCAGCTTTTTTAATAATAGGTGACTTAGGAAACTCAAACGTGGAAACTTTCTCAAATGATTCTAAGCAATCTCTTAACTCTTGCCTGTACGCCAACCATTCTGCTTTAGTGCCAGCAGACAAAGGAAAATCTTCAAGTAACACTATGTCTGTTACTTTCAAAATATGATCGCGGTTCATTCGCGTGTCATCAATTCTCAGATCCCAAGCGTCTGACACTTCGATTCTAGCGGCTTCTTCTTCCTCAGTAAGAGGATACTCAACTCCGTTTACTATTTTAATTGCCATTAGCCATCCAATCCATATAACGACACATACGAGTTTACACCAAAATTAGCGGTTACAGGAGACATTTGTATACTGCTAATTGCGACACCTGACGGGTTCCCGTAATATGCGCCAGCATAATTACGTATACCACCATATTGGCTACCACTCGTATGTTCTTTTGATTGGCTTCCTGATTCGATATAAACAGTTTTAGTCATATTCGTTCCAGTTTTTGTATAACCCAATATCCACATTGTAAACGGATAAAAAGCTGAAGCACTTGTACAGTTATCAGGTTGTTCATACTGCCAATGGCATTCAATATAATTTTGATAATCTGAACCGCTAGTCCAGTTAAAACCTGCGTCTGTAGGTTGACCTATCATTGAGTACCCGTAATTCCCTGAAGTGTCGTCATTGAAAGTTATTCTGCCAGTATCAAACTGATGCTGTGTGCTACTTCTACCAGTGCATTGCAACAACCCAACTACCAGCAGATGTGCGTATGATTGCGAAATACTAGCAAATTCAATTTCTGAAACGCCACTAGAGGTTACTTCGTTCTCAGCTAATTTAGTCCAACCCATTATGTCATCCCATACATTATAATACTTGTTTCCCACCCCATATAACCATTCGTAGCTAAAAATTGTACTTCTGTTATAGCCGTAGAAACACTTGTAGTGTCAGGCCCCTGTATCTCATATACGCCTTGCTTCCAAACATTTCTTGCAATCGAATGATTATTTTCACCACCGTCAGCCATAACTAACCCTGATTGTTTCCAAAGAACACCTTTAGATGGTTTACCGCTACTGTTTTTACTGTAATTAGGTATAAAACATTCAAAAGCGCAAGCATCAACAGGAGCGCAACTTTGCCTCGAAACAAGATGCGATGCATGATGATCCCACATTCCGTTATGTTTCTTCCAGTTAGAAGAACCAGATACAGCGTTTCTGTTATCGTCTGACGACCAGCGTGATTCCTGACCCCAAGAATCTCCGTCGCCTCCTGCGCCTGTAGAAGAAGACTTAAATTTTAGTTGGAACTTAGTGACATCAGCAGTGTGATAAGCACCATCGCTAGATATTTTTCCAATAAACCATAAATGTTTATACGACTGCGGAATGCTTGTAAAAGTTATGCTAGAGATTGCACCATTGTGTGCATGATACGAGTCGATTATTTCTACGCCAGCCATTACGTCATATCCCAATGTAAGCCGTATAAATAAAAAGCGGAACCTGCTCTAAAAACTTGAGAGGCTACAGCCGATCCAGAGTTGTCTACAACATGTAAATCTATTTCTGTAATAGGTCCATTAGCTTGAACCGTTCTCGCACTATCCGTATTAGTCCCTTGATAACCAGTATGGTTTACTAAACCACCCCACCATGTTGACCCTATAAACGGTCCAGCTTCAACACTGTCAAATTTTCCTCCATAATTAAATATTTGTTTAGTTGCACTTGAATTAACATTCATAAAATATGAAACCCATCCACCCCAATGAATACCACTAGCGCCATCCCTACCAGCGCCATCTGTGCCACCTATAGTCCCATATTCGTATTGTGTACTACTAGAGTTCCCAACGGCAGTAGCCGAACCGTTGCTATTACCTGAATGGTAATGTATGTAATTCCTGTCAATCATCGTTCCTGTTGGGTACGTTCCGCTACTCACAGTACCAGTATCATTATTTAACGTAACCCGAAGCCAAGTTGGGTTTACTGAAGTTTGCGAATGAACTATCGAAACGAGAACAAGATGTTCGTAATACTCCCAGTTGTTGACATCATTTGAATCTGTTGTCTGAAAAACAACATTAGCTGTAGTAGTCCCACTAACAGTAGTTGTTTGCAAATGAACCCACGGATCAGGAGGAGTTATAGCAGATGAAGTCATCCATGTAGGTGCGGCCACAATTAATCCTTTAAGTAAGCTATTACGACTATACCTGAACCGCCTGCCGCTGGCAGGTTATAATTAGCTGAACTGTTTCCATTCCAACCGCCACCAGCGCCACCACCAGAACCAGCCGCACCACGAGTAGAATTCATTCCATTATAAGGCGCACCGCTTGGTAAACCCGGAGCGCCACCACCCTGCCCTGCCCCTGCCGCACCTCCCGGACTGCCAGCATTATGTCCCGACCCTCCACCGCCACCACCGGCGTACAAAGCATTAGCACTTACAAAAGGAAAAACTACACCTCCCCCACCAGTACCACCACCGTAATTAGCTGATGTACCAGCCGCACCGTAACCCCCGCCACCACCTACACCGTGATAAAAAGTACCCCACCAACCACTAGATACAGGCCCCTTACCGTTACCACCTTGATGTCCTTGTTGCGGACTCCAAGCGTAACCATTGGAATCACCTGACGTTCCGAAAGCTCCACCAAAAGTGTCACCGCTTGACGCGTAACCGCCGCCGCCTGAACCTCCCGGTTTGCCACCCAAAGAAAATTGTCCCGTTCCTCCACCTGTAGCGACTAAACCTAAAGCGGCACTAGGCGTACCGTTACTTATAGTATTCCATCCCGGCCCACCAGACGTAGAGTTGCCTGTACTGTTAGTCCAAGTTGGAATACCATTCGGATCAGTACCCGGATGACTGCCAGAATACTGTTGACTCGCGGCGTTCCCAACACCGAACTCATACCAGTTACCTGAAGCCCAATTCCAAGAAGCAGGAGAATGTTTAGCCATCGCTCCTCCTGCCCCTACAACAATCGGGTACACACCATCTGAAGAAGGCCCACCAGTGGTAGACACAGGTATGGTAGGCAACGCTGTCGAAGAGCCATGCCAACTCGTACGGCAACCACCGCCCCCTCCTCCACCACTACCAGAATTATGTGGCCCCTTATTAGCAGTTGAACCGCCGCCAGCAACTATGCAATAATGCATCGCTTTCTCACCCTCAACAACACGAAACTTTCCGTTACCGTAAAAAACGTGAGCGCGCATAGGCCCCGACACAGAAGGTGTTGTAGAAACAAAATCCCTAACCTGACCACCCCAAGCTAAAAAACCACCACCGGCTGAACCAGCCGCACCCAACATCCCCGCACGGGAAGCACCTAAAGGCATTACGCCATCGCCAAACCAGCGGGGAAACCGTACCAGATAGTACCAGCGTCCACTGTAGTAAATGTTAAAACATCAACACCCGTAGTGGTGAGCGTAGGAGCGGAACCCCCAGCCCAATCGACAGTACCCGGCCAGTTCACCGTTTGCGAACCTCCATTAGTCAAAATCAAAGTAAACGAACAAGCGCTACCAGAAGCCGACGGGTTAGAAAACGTAAACGTGTTAGCCGAAGTGTCAACCGTAGCAGTAATAACATTACCTAACGTCAAATCAATATCCTGAGTGCCTCCACCAGTACCACCAATAACATTAACCGTTTCCGAGTAATCTTTCATTTTCGCAGTAATGATCTGATTATCACCCATAGTCAAATCCCCACCAAGAGCAGGAGTAGTGTCCCAAGCTGAAGTACCCGAACCTGTACCAATCAACACAGCACCAGTAGTCGCGTTACTATCAGTAGAACCCAACTTCGTTTCTATAGCAATAATCGCACCAGAATGGTTCGCATGAACCACATCATGTTCGTAACCTGTTGCGTCCATGTCCGTCGTCGAAGACGGAGCAGGTTGTTGAGTAGAGGTATCTAAAGACCCCGGAAAGTTTGTAGCCATTGGACTAAGCCAAAGTTATATCTAGCGCACCCGCCGCAAGCGTAATAGTGTCACCAGCAGTAACAGTCTTAGGCGAAGACACAGCACCATAAAACAACAAATTGTTACTACCAGACGAATCAACAGAATCCCAAATGCCTATATGAGTCACAGCAACTCCCGGCATGTTAGTGAAAGTCTCTTCAGACGAATTGTCTATCGTACCGTTAGTAGCGTGAGCGGCATTAAAAGTAATAGCCTGCCTTGCATAAGACCCACCAGACACCTCTGTACCGGAACCGTCTTCATCAGGGTTAGCTGTATGCAACGAAAGGTACACAGCGGTAGGCGCCCAATCTGCTTGATCGCGAAGAACATAGTCTAAGACTTTAGTCTCCAAATAATTTGACATTGCGGCCATAAAAAACTCCTATAAGGTTTGAACATGTTCTCTCCTATGATATAAATATATACGCGCCCCGTCCACATCACAGGGCATATTCATAAAAACGAGATGTGCGAACCCTTATCAGGTTCCGTTCGCCCGTCAGAAGGGCTTCTGCTCCCTACCAGCAAGTCAGGCAGGGACAGAGCAAAGCGTGATCGCTCGAACTCAGAGTGGAACCGTACTCAAAACGGACGGACGGCACCCAAGGGGAAACTAGGCAACAACCCAAACCCCCAAAACAAACACAACCGGTGTCCACGCACAACCAAACACACCAGACACTTAATATCTGAGGGGGCCTCAGGTACATCACCCCCCACGCGACACACCAAACCTCGACTTGCGTCTTCGGTTTGCTGATAAAACACCGACATCACCCGCTAACAACAGCAAAAAATGCTACACCACAGGGGTGCCTGAACTTTGAGCTTGTATTTTCCTGTGTTTCTATGGTTTTTGCTGTGTTATGCGGCTGGTGTGTCTGGTGGGCTTGTATGGGTGTGTTGTCCGTGTGTTTGTGTTTCGTGAATCCACTGGATTCCCGACCACAGAGCGACCTGTGGACGGTCGTGACGGAGAGATCCGTCAACGATCTTATGTTTGCTATGTTTGACGATTCTAGATGGCTGTGAAATCAGAGATTTCTAACGCCATCACGAACCTGTGGCTTCGCTCCGGTTCCCTCCGCTCATCGCGCTGTAACCGTTCGAGTGCAAGCAAATCACACACACTGTAGTTAGTAGTGTCATTCTGGACAATCAAGTCTGCTCGCGAGCGAGCGACTATAGATTGCTACGAAATCCCTTCGGGATTTAAAATGACACCAGCGACTAAGAATCGGAGATTCTAGTCTACTGCATCGCCACGCATTCGCTAGGCTCGCTACTAACAACAGTCTGTAGTGATTCCATTTTATTAATCGAAACTCCCTACGCTTCGCTTGGCCTTCGCCGAAAGATGCAAAGAGCGCACTTTCGGGGACGTATCCTGTGCAATCATAGATTGCTACGGATGTGCGTCCTGCTCCGCTCTCGGCCTAGGGCTTTCGTTAATAAAACTGGCTCTCTCTACAGTTACACACACACACAGTTAACCGCGCTCTTTATCACACCTTCGATTTCGCCCTCAAATCGGTTCTAGTTACCTGTGCAATCGTAGATTGCTACGGTCACACGCCCCAATTATGACCGCTGAAACCGAGCCACAGACTGCTGTGCAATGCTGGAGTCTACTGCGACCGGCTGTGCAATCGGAGATTGCTACGCCGCCTCAGCGACTAACCAAACATTGCTACGCCTCTGGTCAGTGTGATGCAGAGCGGTTAACTGCGTCTGTTCTGGGCGCAGGGTTAGGAGAATAATATGCTTACATTTAAACCATTTTGGCATCTGAAATCAGCACTTGAATTTCATGCCGATTACCCTGAATTGGCTGAAGACGGCGTTTTTACTTTCGTCAATTTCATCCCATTCATTCCAGTACACCAGTGGGAAGTAATAGCTGAACAAATTGGTGAATTGAAGGAGGTTGAATGCGGTTAAACATCATATCGATACGTGAATACGGAACAGAGGTATCCAACTTCCGTCCGTATTATCGAGTGAATAACGTGAATCACAAGCTTGGCACTTTTGAGCTTGCTGTTCGCGTTGCTCACATAAATATGGCAGATCAGCGTGTTGAGTACTTTACTAAGTCCTCTTACGCTACTGCCACTGATCGACCAGTCACGGTATGGACGATCTACTACTCACAAATACCAAACATAAAAGGAGCTAACTAATGAGTACAGAAACAACAAGCGAAAACAAAGAAATAGCAGAAGACTTTTTGCCATCCTTTGATCGCGACGATAAAGCAATACAAACATGGGCGCGCAAGATTGACGCTGTGCAAGACCGACCAGCCGCCGAAGCGAAAGCGATAGCGACTGGTCAGAACCCTAATCGGGTATTCAAAGCATGGCGTAGCAACTGGCAAAGCGTCGAATACATAGATGCTGAAGCCTCCAAGGATGGCTCCCGACGCTTTTACTTTCATGGCGATCCAAATGGAATCGTCTCGATAGTAGCGCCAGAAGCCCCACAGGTAGTCTTCGAGGTTAAAGCCGAAGCACGAGGTGGAATGCGACCAGTGGAATTTGAACCATTCCCAGAGTTATTCACCGCCCCGTATGACGTACAGTTATGCCACGTAGTAGGCAATACCGATATAAAGGGCAAGCCTCGTAAAGAGCGAGTTGCCATTAGAGCGGTACATGCCCCTAAGTACTTTGCCTACGACGATAAGCGTGGCAAAGGCTTGAAGATTGTCCACATGGACATAGAAACAGGCGCTAAGACTCCATCAGGACAACCAGTTCTGAAGAAGGCTTACCAGCTTCAAGACATCGGCGGGGATGAAGTCATTGTCCCAATGTGGAACGGTGAACAAGAAGTCGATTCCACTTCGGATCGCCGAATGGCTTACGACCAGCTACGCTTCAAATTAAGCGACAGTTATCCTTGGGTAGCCATAGTTAGGCTCACCGAAGGAGAGGATGTCGCAGAGTGGCTAGCAGAAGGGCGCAAGCTCATCTGGGGCGCTGACCACGCTGAACGGCAAGTAAACGATGCAAAAGACCGCATCGAACAAGCAGGTCATCGAGATCAGCAAAATGCTCAAGATGTAGCTGACTTCTAGTCACTTGAGAGGAGAGAGCCTCTGGAGTAGTCCGGGTCTTCGACTCGGACGACTCCCTCTCTCTCCTCTCTTAACTTTTTTTGTGATTAGTCTCACCGCCCAATTCCAAGAGAAATCACGAAATTAAAATTTCGGATTATCTTAGGAATCCCGCGGAACCCCACCCATCACGCCGCAAGCGTCGTGACGGCGTTACGCCGCCGACCACTAGTCGCGTGGTGGGTGATGACCTTCGCCCCCCTCAGGGATGTTCTTATAGAACTATAGTATTGGGTTTTTGTTGTTGTGTTTAAGGTTTATGCGATATGAGGAAAAGGAGTAACTGTTATGAGTTTTGTGACGTTTAGGGTTGAGCATCAGAAATATACTTGGGTTTCTAATTTTCATAAAGAAACTTTAGGTGAGTTTATTTTAAAGGTGGCTATTGAAGACACTTTGGAAGGAGAGATTCATAATGCCAGCAGTACTAGATAATCCAGAAGGAGTGGGTTTTGAAGACGACCTTCATCCTATTTATTGGAGAGAATATCCGGGTGAATGGTTGAGATTCCATGCTGATAACCCTGAAGTGTATGAACATTTACATCGTATGGCATTGGATTTACTTGAGCTTGGACGTAATAAATGGGGGATGAAATCTCTTATTGAAGTAGTGCGTTGGCAGATAGCAATGAATACTACTGACCCTGTGTTCAAAATAAATAACAATCATGCTCCGTATTATGCGAGGTATTTGATGGACATGGAGCCTCGGTTAAGAGGGTTCTTTAATGTAAGGAGAGTAAAGTAATGGGTTGGATAACTGGAATAGAAATAGTTCACAACAAAGAGGATGAGTACTACACGTACAGGTTTGAAGAAATAAATAGTGACAATGAAAAGCAAACAGTATTAAGTAGACAGTTCTCTCATTGGGGTGATTGTGTTGAGTTGTTACATGACAAGATCATGTGTTGGATGGAAGACAATACATGTGTAGAAAATTGGAATGAAGATTGTGCGGAAGACAGGTTCAACCGCACTGATTATTACGAAGGGAAACAATGAAAGAAAAATGTCCACGTTGCAATAATAACGAATTGCATCCTACTCAAGTTTTTAATTCTTTAAGTCGTACTACTAGAACAGCAGATACTAAAGCTGTTTATGTTTGTAATCCTTGTGGGACTGATGAGGCATTACAACAACATGAATTAGAAGGGTATTGCACTCCTCAAAGTGAGTGGCCTATCGAAGAACATATGTTTAAACACATGATTGAAATGTTTCAAAGATCGCACGATATTTATATTACTGAGTTAATGGAGAGTGAGTTCGATGAGTCTTAGTCCAGAGCAAGAATGTGAATTATGTGAACAAGTTATTTCTGAAGTAGTTACGCATTCAACTATTCCGGGTGTTACTGAAATGGTTGGTAACGACATCGTTTGTAGTGAATGTTTTGATGAAGAAAGAGGAGAGTTGTATTAATGAGTGATGTAGATGTAGAAGGTAGAACTATTAAAGTACCGCCTTTAAGTATAAAACTATTAGACGTAGACGATGAAGACAAACCTATACCTCAAGGTATGAAGAGAGTTGAGGTTGAAATCTTTTGGAGGCACGAAGACAGCAAGACTTTTGATATTCCAAAAGACATGGAACTTTCTGATGTTAGAGAACATATCGTTTTTAACGTTGATGACTACTTTGATTTCACTAACTCTTGGGTTACAGAGTTTGAAGTCTGGAAAATAGAAGACCAAGATACTGGAGAAGAGTGGGGGCTATGACTGAGTGTAGGTATTGCGACAAAATGATTAGTCTCGACACGCTTAACGACATATGGCGTAGTGAAGAAGATGGTGTGGTTACTTGTCGTAGGAATATTAAGAAAAGTGCGTATCGTTGGACACATCAACCGTATCCATTAAAAGAAGTTAATCATAACGGAACAGTATTTTATGTTCAAAATAAATGAACTGTTTAAGGGTTCATGCGAAAACACAATAAAAGGAGCTAATGTGAAGTTAGAATACACATTAAAACATAAGTTAAATAAATTTCATTCAACAAGAGAAATTCATTGTATAGATGAAGCACATAGTGTGGATATAGTAGTGGATCATAATGATGGATATGCACATGTTTATGAAGGTATTGAAAGAAAAGATGTAAAATATGTTAATATTAGTTTAACTGATATGTGGATTAGAATGCCACAAAAAACACTAGAAGCACTTCTTGAAAATGGGGAGAGTTATTTAGATGAACAACGACATAAAGAACAAGAAGAAGATCTTGCATCCGAAAATGACTAAAGATAATGCACCTGATCTTAGTGATTTGCAAAGATTCCCTGTTGAAAAGGTGCGATTTAAAACAATTTCATGGGTAGTTGAAGACATCATTGATAATGGATTAGAAATTCTTCATCATGGTGTACATACTACCGATCCTGAAGGTTTGATTAAAGCGCATAAAGAATGTGCTGAATCTTTAATGATGGCTTATAACTATCTAGATCGTTGGGTTAGTTCAAAAGTAACTGAGTTAGAGAACAGTCCGTTCTAAATAACAGAAAGAAGTTACAAATGAATGACTCATACGAGTCGTATTCCACATGGTCTGAAGAAATCGCTTCAGATTTGTGGGATATGACGTTAATTCAAGCAAGAAAAGAGTTGGATAACTCTGACACATTTTCTTTGGTTGATGATATACATCATTTTTTGTATGAAAAACGTATAAAAAATGAGATTGATAAAGCTCTGTCTGCAGATGTGGATAGACAAATTGACGAATATAAGGAGAATAAACATGGCGCAAGCTAATCAAATTGTAGTGTGGGGTAACTTGACTAGAGATCCTGAACTAAGATTCTTTGACAATGGAAACAATGTCTGTAACACCGGGATTGCCATCAATAAGAAATGGACATCGCCGGATGGAAAAGAAAACGAAACAACAGAATTCCTTGACCTCGCTATTTGGGGTCAGATGGGTGAGAATGTGGCTGAGTCTTTCAGTAGTGGGGATCGTGTCATGGTTGTTGGCAGTATCAAAATCAATAGAGTTGAAGATAATGACGGGAATAAAAAACAATACCCTGAAATTTCTGTTGAAGAGATCGGGGCAACAACTAGATGGTCTGTTACAACGATACAAAAGAATGAAAAAAGCAATAACAAATCTTCTAACTATACAACACCTGAAGAGAAGTTCTAAGTAAGGTTAGCTCCTTACTAGGGGGAGTAGAGAAACCGCCTTCTTTACTCCCCCGTTAATTCGCACATGTTCTACTAAAGCAGGAGTAATGGATGACTGTGGCGGTGTGCGCACGGTACTGGTCCCGAAGGGAGAATGTACTTGACCGAGTAGTAGAACATATACCCTATAGCCTCGTGGACGTAAAGCCTCACGGACGAACGGGTATTGATAGTGGCAGGGGATAAAGGTCAATGGCATTGCCGAGATGACGCTAACCCCTGTCGCTAGATGATAGTGGCAGGGGTGTGGTTCCCTTCTTCAAATTATATTATGTCCTATTCTTAGAAGAAGTTAATGACCTTATCCCCTGTCACTGTCACACCTATTAAATAATATTGGAGTCTTATGAAAGTACCTACACAATCTGAACTAGATAGTTGGTGGCATAAAGCTTTATGTAGAGGAATGAAAGTTGAAGAAGTCAAACGTGAAATTTGTTGGACTTGTCCTGTCAGATCAGCATGTCTTTGGGATGCTATTAAAATTGATGATCGGTTAAGTGACCATGCGATGTTTGTACGTGGTGGCGTGTTAGCTAACAAACGTGAGGAGTTGTGGTTTTGGCACAAAAAAGATCTTCGCGAGACATATGTGTCCTGCGAAATAGAAGCTGAAAGGTATAGATTCACAAGTGAACGTAAACAAACGCCTTTCAGAAATAAATAAAGAGTTGAATATGTTTGTTAAATCTATGCGTAATAAACCTTTTGAAAGTAAAAAGGATGCCGCGCGAGTAATGGGTTTAGTCACTGCAATTAGACGAGTGTTGGCAGGTGCAGTTCGTAATGAAATACCTAAACATAGAAAGTATTTCGATGATGAATCTGTACCTATTACAGATGAACAAGTAGAACGTAACCTTAAAAATATTGAGGGAGTTCGAGATAGTCTTAAACAAAGGAGAAGAAATGATATTGAATGAGGGGTTTAAAGATCGGATCCTGCATCAGGGTATAAAGAAATCAGCTACTGAACATTTAGTGGATGCTGATGGTGTGTTTCTAGTTAAGTATAGACCGGCTGGTTTTCTACCTAGTTACACAGACCATGAGAATTTTGGAATGAATGGTCTTGCTGATATGAGTTATATAGAAACACCATTGAATAATAAAGGTGAGCCTGCTTACAAGTTTGCTGTTAGAGAAGACATAGGTTGGATGGAATCTGGTGGTAAAGAGCCTGTTGTGTTGGGATTGCATGGTCATGGTTACGCTGAAGAAAATAGTTATACTTTCTTAGCTGACATGGCTGACGACATGTTCCCTGACAGCACAATAGGTTGCACAATATTCAATCAAGGGCAACGATGCATGATTGTTCAAGAGATAGGTGATCCTATTGATTTAGGTGGTGGAGATATCATTCGTCCAAATATCGCTTGGACTGCATCATTTAATGGCACTTGGTCTACGGGAGTGTTTGATTTCTCAAGCCGTGTGTTCTGTTCAAATATGTTAAACATGGGCAAAGCTTTATTTAAAGTACGACGAACATTGAATCATAAATCTATGTTGGATGAGCGTTGTGAAATTGTTAAGTCAACAATAGAAAGATTTAATAAGTTGGCTGTTATGGCTCGTGTTCTAAAAGATTCTGAGTTTACTGATAGCCAATTTTATGGGTTGATTAACCAGATATTACCTGAACCAAAAGGTATCAATGGAGAGCCACCTCATCCTCAAGCTCAAAGACACCATGAAGAAAGATCAATAGCAATCTTAGATGCTTGGGGTAAAGAGAAAAAAGCATGGGCTACACATAATAGTGGTAACAGATGGCTTGCTTATAATGCTGTGCAAGGTGCTGAACAACATTATATAAATGCAGGATACAAACCTAGAAACTTACAAAATAAACATAAAGCTTTGGTTAAAGCTGTTGATGGCAAGTCCCGTCTTGGTGATAAAGCATTAGCTATCTTAAGTAAAGGATGAACATGGCTAAAGAATTAAGTAATGACGAAGCAGAACTTTTAATGATTCAACATAGTGCTTGGAATAAAAAGTATCCATTTGAATCTTGGTTCAATGGGAACTGGTGGCATGTCAAAAAAGGATACGATTTCGATATTGAAAAGAAATCTTTTCGGAACATGATTTATAGGAAACAAGCTCAATACGGTAGAATAGATACTGTCGAATTGGAAAATGGTTTTCTTATCAGAAGAGTCAGGAATATAGAGGGGAAATAATGTTAGCAAATATAGAACACCGATTGTTTGTGCATAGAATTGCAGAACAATGGGCTGAAGGATCTGAAGCTCCATCACAACCAGAAGGTACAAGGTGGCGTGGATCATGGGCTGATATGTGTGCAAGAAAGATTGCTTACATGGCGAAAGGTGTGGAAGAAACGAATCCAAATACTACATCAGATTATTGGCGTATGGGTTTGGGTTCTATTGTCCATGAAGTATTAGAACCGGCTGTGCAAAAGTGGTTAGAGAATGATGACACTGTAACTGTTGAAGAAGAAGTAACAGTAAAATTAGGTGAGTATGGGCATGGTCATATTGATTTAGTTTTAACAAGTAATGATGGTACTAAAATAGTATTAGAACTTAAAACTATTAATGGTTTCGGTTATAAAATGGCTGTCGAAAAAGGTGAAGGGCCTCGACATAATGCTTTACTGCAAGGATCTATGTACGCTCATTCAGTTGATGCGGATCTTCTAGTTATTGGTTACCTTTCTTTAGAGTGTATAGGTAAAGGTATTGCTGATAAGGCAGGCATAGATGATGTAGGTAGGTTCGCAAGTGAATGGCATTATTCTAAAGAAGAATTTACTGAACTAGCTGAATTGGAAATAGCTAGATTAGAAGGAATCACTAAAGAATTATATGAGAATGGTGCTGAACCTAAAGATATTCCACGTAGGTTTTCTCACTCTAATCCTGATCTACCTTTTCCTGCTGTAGTTACTGCTCCTAGTAATGGTACTTGGAAAAATGGTACTGACTTTGGAAGAGTCTGGCAATGTAATTATTGTTCGTATCAAAAACAATGCGTAGAAGATGGTGCCGCTAATGAAACCAATTAAACCTTTAACTCAATTAGGACGAACACCTGAACAAGGACGTATAAGGTTAGGTGTTAAAGATAAAGGAAGAGGTTTTCCTAAGTCATTAGAAACTTTTAGATTTACTTCACCTGATAAAGAAGCTGTTGAAGAAATAGCTAGAATATATGGTGGCTTAGTAAATGATTGGAAACCTCCTAGAAGTAAACAAGACCAATGGGAAGTTATTACTGAAGCATCTGAGATAAGGGTATTCTTGCCGCCACATAGCATTGATGTCTGGTATGAAGCATGGACAGCGGGTGGTTGTGAACGTCGTTGTGACGGTGTAAATGTCGAGATTCAAGTAACCTCTCCTGATGGCATGGATCTTGATTCTGTTCCCTGTCTATGTTCAAATGAGGATTCAATGCTGTGTTCTCCTGTTACTAGACTTCGAGTTGTGTTACCCGAAATTAAATTTGGTGGTGTATGGAGACTAGAATCTAATGGATGGAACGCGGCTAATGAAATACCGGGAATGGCTGGAATGTTAAGTCAATTACAGGCTATAGGGTTGGCTGAATGTACTCTTAGTTTAGAGAAAAGAACTAAAGTTTCGGCTGGTAAAACAAAACATTTTGTAGTTCCTAAATTAGCTATGAAAAGTTCAGCAGATGCACTCTTAGAAGGTCAGGGGATGGCATCGGCGTTGGAAGACCCCTCACCTCCAGCGTCGATGCTAGAACTTGAAGCTCAAGTTGTTGAAGCTGAGATAATAGTTGAAGGGTGGGATATCCCACCAGCAGGTGTAGCAGTTAAGAAAAATCCAAATGGTTCCCCTAAATATATTCCGGCAGATTAATGGCTGATATATACGGCAAAGGTGCGAAGGGTAGAGCTACTAGATTACACGCTTTAATCACTAGAGACTTCGGAAAATGTATGAAATGCAATAGTACACACGCATTACAATGCGCTCACATAATCTCACGCAAATATTCACAAACTAGAACAGATTTAAACAATGCTTTTTGTTTATGTGCATCATGCCATATGTACTTCACTGACAATCCAGTTGACTTTGGCAAGTTCACAATAGACCAAATAGGAGAAGAGAATTACTATGCGCTCTTACGTAAAAGAGAAGTCATAGATAAGATGGATTGGGAAGAAGAGGCTAAACGGTTGAAAGATATAGCAAAGGAGATGGGACTTGTCTGAAGAAATAGAAAACGTTCCATTTGATATTCAATTAGAAATGGATCCTGAAACTAGGATGTGGCGTATAACTGCTACAGGAACAGCGTCTACATTATTGTATTTTTTCTTAGATGCTAGTGAACAAGGGATAGTAGAGAAACTTTGGGAAGAAGCTAAGTTCGATAGGTTAGTTAAGTATGACCTTGGAGAAATAGACGACAGGAATTATGATGCAGGAACATCAAACTGGCAGAGCTAAAGAGTACACAAAGTGTTGGAATTGCGATGGGTACGTAGGAAAAAATATTACTAAACGCGATGACTTTGAAAACGAATGTCCTCTTTGTTTCGCTACACCTTTAATCGACGAGTAAAGCAGTCTGCCAAAGCACACCCTTATCAGGGACATTAATCCATAAAGCTTGTTGCGGATCTTCATACGCAAAATTCTCAGTAGAAGCATACTCATCGTAACCTTTTAAACTTCCATTAAGCATAAACCTAGATGAGGGTGCCATTATTAATTGATGAAAGTGTCCTAGCACCATATAATCAAAGTCTACATTGTTGCGTTTCCGTGCAACAAACCTCATTAACGGAGGCCAGATACCGCCTATCCCTCCACCACCTCTGGCTTGGTCGCCATGTGTTAAGAGATAGGTAGTATCTTGAACCTCAACGATTAAGTCTGCTCCTGTTGCTACGTTAAATGTTACTTTGTCGTTATCTATAAATCTTTGCTCTAAAGTTTTGGAAAGAAACCAATCGAAATTATCTTTGACTCTTAGCTTTGATCTAGGTTTACGTGATCTTCTACCGTGGTTACCTACTACGCATGGGACATGAACGTGATTAAAATGTTCTGATAAAAGATTGATTCCTGCTGTTATTTGTTCTGTCCAAAAGATCACTGACGCTAGCATTGTGTCTTCGTTTGTTTCTGTTAGTTCTTCGTGAATGTCGCCTGAAAAAATATCGCCACCGAGAAAGAGAACGCAACCTTCGTATTCGATACCCGTAATATAATCTTTTGTTAATAGAATAATTTTCTGGAAGTAGTTTTCTAATCGTTTAACCGCTATCTCTCTGTTGTACTCGTTTTTAAATTGTATTTCTTCTGGTCTTACTACTTCATCGAAATGCGTATCAGAAAGAATAGTGCATACTACACCACTGGATTTTTTAGATTTACGTGTTAACCAAGTCGGAGGTTTATAATTATGCCCGTTTAAATGTGTGAATATTTTGCTTCGTAGTTCTGCTTCTTCAAGTGTATCTTCCAACTCTTTAACTTGCGCCTTAAAAACATCTCTTTCTGTTTTGGTTTTAGCAAGCTTTCTAGAGAGTTGCGTAACTTCCTGAATCGTTGTGCCATCTAAGGCATAATCCTCTAGGGACTTAGCGTCGGTCACGAGTAGAAAACGCGGCTACCTTGCCTTGTGTCGCATCGTCATAGCCTAAAGATTGTAACCATTTGGTCATCATTATCTTTCCTATGCCGTTGTTGGTACCATCCCAACACTGGTTGAACACTTCATCTGGTAGCTGATCTATCCATGCACCGGGCAACTTACGTCCTCTAGAT